GATTCTAGTTGTATTTGTGATGGTGGCTCTTGTGAAGTATTGCCAGTAATTGCAATACCAATAGATGCTTTGTTTTGCCCTTTACAATGAGCACCAGTTCTATTTATATGTCTACCAGCAGAAACACTACCATCTTCTAGTACAATAAAATGATACCCAATGTCAGACCATCCTCTACCATTAACATGCCAATCACGAATCTGATCAACGGTTGTACTTTTGGGAGAAGCAGTATGATGAATAATGATTTTGTTTACGTTGCGTTTACCTTTGGGCATTGTTTTACCTATTTCTTGGAGTTCATATTTTTGTGATATTGGAAGGCTTCCCACGCATCACGAAACTGAGGTGTACCCTTTGGAGAAACAGACTTGCCACTACTTGTTTTGCGCAAGGTTTCACGTCTAGTTGACTTCTGTTTGGCAACTTGCTCACGTTCTACCTTTAACTTTTGGGCATCCACCTTTGACTTTACAATGTAGAAAGCATCTTCAAGTTTGAGTTCTGGACGTTCTTGCAACATCTGTGCTACTGGAAGTCGGTATTGGTCATCCATAAGGTCTGGATTTTCTGTTTTAAACTGTTCTAACTGCATACGACGTTGCTTGATTTGCATTTCTTCTTGTGCTGGCTTCATCATTTCTTGAAGCATTTGTGCTGCTTGTCGTTTAATCTCTTTCTGCATACCTTCTGGAGTATACAAGTCGTATTCTTCATCAGTCGCTAGTTCTTCTTCAGCACGTTTGAGGAACGGATTGTTGACTGCATGTTCTTGTTGTCGCATGAGTTCTGACTTTTCAAACTCAAGTGCTTTTCGCATTTCCGACAACTCTTGGGTTTTACGAGTATAACTACTCCGTATGTTGGCAACATGCTTTCTTACATCCTCTGGAATGTGTTGCATCCACTCATGCAATGGTTTCATGCCCTTGTGGTTGGCATCCTCAGTAAACTCATCGTAATCTTCTTCATTAAGGTCCAACAATTCTTCAATTGTAAGAAGTTCTTCTTCTAAAGTTTCAATGTTTTTATCAGTGTCAGTTTCAGCAGTTTCTACTTCTTCTGCTTCTACTTCATTGGTTTCTACATTTTCTTCTACAGTCTCAACAGTCTCCGTACCGGAGGTAGTGTTATTCATTTTCATTTCCTTTTTCTTGTGGTTGGTTTACGTTTCTTTGCAGTCTTTGCAGATTTCTTAAAGTCAGCAGCAGATGGTGATCCTTTGCTACCTTTCTTTCTCATTTTTTCTTTGCTTCCCGCTTTGATCCGTTTGCGCTTGGCATGGATGTTTGCGTATAGTCCTTTCTTTGCGGGCATTTTGTATCTCCAATAATTGTTTATGTGCGTAGTACAAAGGGTTTTGAGCTAACTGCTTTATTGTTGGCATTACATTCTATCCATAAATAAAGCATCCATATCGCCTTCAGCCATACCTTCTGACATGTCATCAGCCATAGCCATTTCTTCACCTTCTTCTTCTTCACTTGGCATAGACTTGAGGTATCTCTTGAATCCTTTGTCTGTGGCTAACTTGTTGACTTTACCAGCAAGTACTTGTACATTGGCATCACCAGTAACCCCATCGAAGTCGATACTGTACTCGTCATCAACAAGACCTTCTCCAATAGCATCCTCAGCAGCACCTTGAAACATTGCCAAAACACGTACAAACTCAGTTGGGAATTCTGTAATGTCTTCCTCAAATAATGGATAGTCTGGTGTTTGATCAAACAATGGCAACAAACGATTGGTGGCTTTGACAAGATTGTTTAATGCCTTTGCTGTGAATCGACCTTTTGGGGCCATTTCTTGAAAGTTTGCTTCATCATCACCTTCTGCTTGGTCAATCTCTACGTCTATTTCCATAGATGGTTGTCCCATGTCCATATCTTCTTCTCTCATTTGTTCCCCCAGGTTTTGTCTAGTTTGCCACTAACTGCATCTTTTGCTGGAAAAGCAGCAACAACGGCTTCCTCTTTTGTTTTACCACTTTTTATGGCACTTGTATATGTTTCTATAGATTTATCTTGTACCAGTACACGTTCTTTCTGTGTTTCTACTGCACTGTCCCATCGGTCTTTAGGCAAGTCTGCTTCACAAACAAACCCTCTAGACTCCATAATCTTTTTCTCAGTGTGCTTATTGGACACATGTTTACCCAATGCCTTTGAGAAGTATCCTCCAGCACCATGTTTACCTGTGCCCTCCCAACTACTGTGTGGCTTTGGAGCACTTAAAACACGATACATATCACCACCACAACCTTGTTCGTATGTATCAGCACCACATACTTTCGGTAAACTGTCGTTTTCATAGTCGGCAAAAGTTACAATCTCCTCATGTACTTTGGTGCAAACGTGGCATCGAAATGTATATAGGGGCATTACTGTCTCTGTTTGTTAAGCATTTGTGTTAGTTGGGCAGATGGTAGTTCACCTTGTGCGCCTATGTCGCCTGGTGTGGTCTGCATTTCTTGTGGAGGTGCTCCTCCCATACCTTGTGGTGGTGCTGGTGGTGCAGCAACTTCTTCTAAAAAGGATTCGGGTAAGTCATAAATACGAATCAGTTCTTCTTTAATCTTTTCTGGTGGTACACCAAGTTCTGAAAGTACTGGCAACAACTGAACCAGATTGCTTCGTTTTAAGGCTTCTGACAATGGAGTACTACTTTGGTCCAATGCCACAATCTTAAACTTGGCATCCAAGTCCTCTACTGTAATCACTTTGGGCAAACCATCTACTTCAATCACAGCCTGTTCTTTATCTTCAGCCAACAAACTAATAATACGCAAGTAGGTAACTGCAATCACTTCAATAGCATTGTCTCTTTCACGAGCCAACTTACCAATCTCAGATGCTGAATACTGGGCTAGGGCTGTAACTTCTGTTGCAGTTGCCTTGGTGGCTTCCCCTCTAGAGAATGGGGCTAGAATACTACCACGATTGATGTCTTGCTCGATGTATTGTAAGTACCTGTCGAAGTTGCCACTCAATGGCTCAACACCCACTGCACGTATAATCCCATCCAGCACAGGCTCATCTACCGGTATCATTGCTCCATCTACACCAGCAGTAATCTTAGCCAATGCTTCTTCATCCAATGACCCCTCTTTGTACAAGTACTGTCTAGAATCTCGTCGTACAGCATTTGCCCAGTACGTTCTAAGGATGTTCTTTTCATAAAACTGGTCGTACACCCTACACACAGCACTCATGCCACACATAGGCTTCTCTGGCTTACGTGCATAAAACAATGGGCAAATAGGACTCATGGGTTTGTCGTCATAACTTCGAATCGGTATGTCACTTTTCTCTAACAGTTCACCACCATCACGATAGTTCGGACTCCAAAAATACAACTTGTCATACGCAAGGTCATAAAACTCTACTACCTGGATGTACAAGTAATCATCCGGCAAGTCCTCAGATACACCTGTGTACTTCTCTTGGGGTGTAAAGTAATCTACCTTGGGTATAGACGTAAACTTCTTGGACCCAAACTTCTGTCTTACTTCTGGCATCGACAAGTAATACGTATGTGCTATATACCGTTGCTCTTCCCAAGCACTCGAATCCATGTCTACAATAATCTCCCAACAAGGAATAGCACGAATAGACACTTTCTCAAGCATATCCGTACTATCGGTTGGGGAAAGTTTGAGGAAACTTGAAGGATAAATCAAGGCGAGTCTACTGGCTATCTCTAGTTGCTCTCGCTTGTCAAACAAAAAACGGTTTACAACAGCTTGTGCCATCTTGGCATTTCCATCTATTATGGACGCATCTTTCGCAACAACCACAGCAGGGTTACGACTAAATAAAGAAGCAATAAAACCCTCAACATAACTAAAGCAGTCACTGGTTTCTACCCGTATCATCGTGTCGTCCATATACTCAGACTGCCAAAAACGATTCTCATACACATCTCTGTATCGCTTCATCTCTGCACGTTGACCATCCCAAAAATGGTTGTGCTCGTCTAGTACTGTCTTGATTAGTGCAACGCACTCTTTATTTGTTCTCATTGTTTTTACCCTCAACAACAACACTATTATACACTACCATACTTCCATCTGCTTCCATTACCTCTATGTACCTATACATGCTTCGATAAATGTCTACAAACCTTTTGGGTACACAGATTGTAAAGTACTTGTCCTTGACCTTGTATTTTAAATCTACCAACTCTACTACACCATGACAATCACATGGGTCACATCCACATACACCACACACCGATAAATCTTGACTCATCAATACCTCCTATGCAAACTTGGACTAACACCACTGGTCCTTAACTGCTTATCTGCTTTCTGACTGATTATCCAATCTGGCAAATATGCGCTCTGCTTTATCTTAACACTATTCAAGCACC